AGGCATAGCACACGCTAAAGAACTTCAAGAGAATCCACCTGAAGAAGATAGTCGCAGTGATTACGAAATAGTCATTGAGATGATGGTTGCTGAGAGGCAGCTAAAGCAGTTCTATAAAGACCTTAAAGAGATGTTTATCTACCAGTTTCAGGAACCCGGTCTGTATGACGAGTTCATGGGTAGGCTAGAGAAACTTAGGGCAGATCGTCGGCAGAGAGAGACAGACCATAAGCTGCATCTGAAGGCTTTGGAGATGGCTGCTAGACGAGAGAAAGCTAAGAAAGTGCAGATGATTCAGGATGCACTAGCTATAACACTAGGTGGTATAGTTTCTATTGCAATAATAATTGGTATTGTTTGGATGTTTACTTTGGGGGCTTAATGCTTACTTTATTATCTACTTTTACATCGTTTTTAATGGGTGGTTTGCCCAAGATACTAGACTTCTTTCAGGACAAGTCTGACAAAAAGCATGAGTTAGAGCTTGCTAAAGTTCAGATTGAGCGTGAGTTGGCTTTGGCTAAAGAGGGTTATGCGGCTCAACAGCGCATTGAGGAAGTCAAGCTAGACGAGATCAAGGTTCAGTCTGCGTCTGACGAGAAAGTGGCTCTAATCGGCGCTCAACAGGCTGAACTACAGGCTATTTATGCTCACGATATGAAGCTCAGTGAGGGTACTAGCCAGTGGATGAAGAATCTGAGGGCTTCGGTACGTCCTGTCATTACTTATGGCTTCTTTGGCCTTCTATGCGCTCTGGATGCGGTTCTGGCTTATAAGGGCTTTGAGTCAGGCGTTTCCTTTAACGAAATGGCTAACCAGCTCTGGGACGATGAGACTCAGGCTCTGTTTGCATCCATCATAGCGTTTCATTTCGGTGGTCGGGCTTTTGGCAAATGATTAGCGACAAAGCCCTATTAATGCTCAAAAAACACGAGGGAGTAAGGTATAAGCCTTACCGCTGTCCTGCTGCCTTGTGGACTATTGGCGTAGGTCATGTTCTGTACCCAGAGCAAGGCAATCTAAAGATGCCAGAGCGTCTAGCCTATCCATTAAAGATAGAAGATTTCCGCAAATTCTCCAATGAGGAAGTAGATGAGATTCTTAAGGCCGATCTTGCTCGTTTTATACGAGGCGTATCCCGTTATTGTCCTGTTATTGCTAGTCAAGGGCAGTTGGATGCGTTGGTCAGCTTTGCCTTTAATGTAGGGCTAGGTGCTTTGCAGAGAAGTACGCTAAGGCAGAAGCATAATCGAGGTGACTATGAGGGTGCTGCTCAAGAGTTCCTAAAGTACACAAGAGGCGGTGGAAAAGTATTACCGGGACTTGTAAAGAGGCGAAATGATGAAAAAGCCCTTTATTTAGGAGGCTAGCATGAAGAAACTTGCCGTTGTCTTATCGCTAATTAGTTGTTATAGTTTTGCAGAAGAAGCGGCAGGTTTCCAGAACAATGCAGGTGGCTGGACGGTAATTACGACTAGAGACCAGTATTGTGGCGCTAGAGGAATGAACGATGGCTATGCCTTTGGGACTGAATCTTATGCTCGGTTTTGTTGGACACGAAGAAGTAACGCAATTCTAGTAGTCTTTGAAGATGGCAGGAATGGAACTTGGTCGGTTGATTCATTTCAATTATTGGCTTCTGAACCTGAGTATAAAAGTAACAAACCCTAATGGCTAAGAAAATACCTGAAGACTGTATGCCAGCTTGTCAGTCTTGCTCATTCTTTGACATTGAGCCTAAAGAAGATCTTGGGCTATGCAGACGCTATCCACCAGTCCTAATCAATATGGGCGATAGCGATTTTGATAGCACCTTCCCAGTAGTAGCAAGGGATGACTGGTGCGGAGAATTCCATCGTTTTACCAATTAGAGGGGATCATGCGAAAACAATCTTGCACAGAGCAAGAATTTATTGCCTTGTGGAATAAACACGGTTCGGTAGCAGAAGTAGCAAAAATCTTAGGCATTACAGACAGAAATGTTCATGCAAGGCGTAGGAAGATTGAGGAAAAACATTCAATTGTCCTAGCTGGAGTAGCAAAGAATAGCCCTGACTTTAAAGTAACGTACCCAGAGAACAATATACGGGTCAACGTAGAGTTACAGAATGGCATCATTATCGTAGGGTCTGATTGTCATTACTGGCCTGACATTATTAGCACTGCTCACCGTGCATTCGTAAAGATCATCAAAGATTTGAAGCCAAAGATGGTCGTTATGAATGGCGATGTATTTGACGGAGCAAGCATCTCTCGTCACCCGGTTTCAGGATGGGGATCTACACCTACTGTAAAACAAGAGTTAGAAGCCTGTCAGGAACGTCTAGGAGAGATTGAGGAGGCCGCAAAAGGTGCTTCCCTTAACTGGACATGGGGTAACCACGATATGCGCTTTAACGCTCGTTTAGCGGCTCAGGTAGGGGATACTTGGCGAGGCGTTGAAGGCATGAACCTGACTGACCATTTCCCACGTTGGAAGTTCTCAACCAGCATTATGGTCAATGACACCACAATGATTAAGCATCGTTATCATAATGGCATCCATGCTGTTTACAATAACACAATGAAGGCTGGTATAAGTGTAGTCACAGGACACTTACATTCCCTTAAAGTTACGCCTTGGTCTGATTATCGTGGCGATAGATACGGTGTAGATACAGGTACGCTGTGTGACGTTAATGGCAACCAGTTTGAATATTCTGAAGACAACCCTAAAAACCATCGGTCAGGCTTTGCAGTTCTAACCTTTGTTGATGGGAAGATGTTGCCTCCAGAACTATGTCAGGTCTGGGATGATGACCACGTAGTGTTTAGAGGCCAGTTGATAAAGGTCTAAGAAGGCTGACAGGGTGCGTAATTACTTGTGCTTTTTTACGTGCCCTGCATAGTCTTTGTCTTTCTTTACCAGACATTTTAAAGCGCTTTAAATCCTTACCATCTCCCCATCGGATGACCATAATTTGATCTCGTCCTAACCTGTCATTTTCCCAATCGCAAACATGAATTAATTTATACTTTCTAAAAATTCTTATTAATTTTCCGACAGTTATTATATTAAGGCTAGTTTCTTTTGATAATTGTTTTAATGTTGCATCATTACTCATTAAATATTTAATTGCTTTTGCATATACTTCTTGATTAATTTTTGTCATATTTAAAACCTTAATATTTAAAACAAGCCTTTTTGAATTAAATGTATTTTTTTATCCCAAAATTGGGGACTTTGAGAAGACTCAATTCTTTCGCGCATTAGAGCAGCTCTTGCCTCTTTAGTTGGTGGTGTGTACGTTCCTTTCCAAGCACTATCAATTCCTATATTTTTCCCGATATTAGTGCTATCAGCAGAAGCAAAAGGAAACCTTGTATAAATTTCAGGATTTAACATTCTTAAACCGTGAATTTTTGAGCAAGGTCTACCACTTTTGTCACAGATAACATTCATTGCCTCTGCCATTCTTGTCCACCATTTAGGTGTACCAATTTGGGCAAAATCCCCAGAGCTACCTAAGCAAATTCTAGGAAATCTTGAGACTAATCTACTAAGACGATCTAAACTTTCGTGCATATGCCAAACTGGTGCGCCAATATGAGGAGCAGTTTTAGCCCAAGGAAATTCATCTATTAAATCATCATTGGCTTTTTCATCACCATCAATTACGTCAGGAATAACGGCAAAATCAAATGCTGGATACCTATGTAATTCTGCTACCCAATCATAGAATTGACTCCAGTCTTTAATCGGTTCCCCAGATTTCCATGCAGAAAATGCCCCATTATCAACAGCAAAACTTTGAGAAGATTCAAGAGCTAGCGTTAATTGGTCTGGGTGTCTAAACGAAACAAACGCATGACCACCGCTTATTGCTCTTAATGCTGCTGTAGCTGGTGTAATTGGCAAGCCGTGATAATGGATCATATTAAATATTTTTTACAAATACTCCGTCTTTATTGAGGTAGCCTTTGCGATCTTTAATTTCGCTATAGGCTGCCTCTAAACATTTGGTAAGGTCTATATCTTCTAAAGCCCCCACCACAATAAGGCAAACAAGCACATCACCAATACCGTCAACAATAGCAGGTCGATCCCGTTTAATAATAGCATCGGCAAGTTCCCCCATTTCAGATACTGCTTTAAGTAGTTGGGTCTTAGAATCTGAGTTAGCGACAATGCCTCTAGCCTCTGCCCATCGGATAACGTCTAGTTCCGTAACAGCCCAACTCATTTACAAAGTTCCTTAATCTCAGCGATTGGCAACTCAAATACTTCGTGGATAGCAATCATCATCTCGGCTGAGACTTTAGCCTTACCGTTACGTAGTCGGCTAATTACTGGAGCAGCTACACCTAGCTTAATCGATAACTGGCGGTCGTTTTTAATGTCAAAGCGTTTTTGCAGTTCATCAAGAATCACGTATTTCTCCTATGGTTGACCAACACGGCTGACCACTGCTATTTCCCCATCGTCCTGCCATAGCAATCTAGAATCCTATGGCTTCCCGGTTCTGGGTTAGTTCTCTCTCGCGTAAAGAGTCCAGCAATGGTCATGCGTCTTGGTGCAGGGTCACTAGATTTTGGAGCAGTCCGAAAGAGTATCTAGCCCCTGCTGCCGGTGTTACCCGCCACTACCGGCTTGGCGTATTAGGTGATCTTACTCGCTACGCCTGTTGTACTAACCAGTATCCGCTTTCAGATCGTAAAGGTGGAGATACTCACAAGAAGGAGTGAACCGACCAAAGTCTCCTGCCAGCTTGCTTTCTCTCCGTAGATCAGAACGGCACGGAATCGTTAAAATCTTCTTCTGGCATTGCCTTAGCTTTTGGTGCGTCTTTAGGCTTTACAGACAGGCTAAAGAACTTCTTACCGTCTTTGCTAGACTCTTTAATCCATGCAGACAACCAGTAATCAGTACCGCCCACGTTAATTGAACCTGAATATTCCGGATGATTATCAGCCGTTTTGTTCAAATTTTTGGACAATATGCCCCTATTTGTATTATCAAAGCTCATATTTTTCTACCTTGTCGTATATTTTTTAATTGCTGCCCGTTGCTTACTATCCAACAGACTCCAAAGGGCGGTTTTAGAATCTGCATCTAACTC